CAGCGCCTCGTACTCCGGCGGCGTGCGCCCGGCTTTCCCGATCTACTAATCATTATTCAATCCGCGGGGCCTTGTGCCCCGCTCAATAAGAAGATTAAGGAGATAGGAAAAGCATGTCAGACATACCAAAGAGTGAGCGCTCCGAGTCAAGACTTCGGGCGCAGCACAAGGCGTACCAGATCAGGAGGATGATCACCGCGGAGCTGATGGCGTCGTTCGCCTACAGCCAAGTAAAGCAGGAGAAACACATCAAGGCCATGACGGCCCACATCACAGACCAAGCAACACGAGAGGAGACCGCCCAGAAGATCAGGGAGCTGGAGGAAGACTTCGACACCTGGTTCATCAAGCGGGAACGCGATCAGGTGGCTGACTTATGCGAGGGTATCGCCCGGCACCTAAGAAGAGCCAACACCATCTGGCCGGACTACATGGTCGAGTTCACGGAGCGCCGCCTGGAGATGGACAGAGCGATGGAGTGCTGCAACGCGCTCCAGGACGAGCTGCAATACATCGCCGAGACGCTGCCAGCAGACAAGAACAAGTACATGGCCATCGTGCTGGAGGTCGAGACAGAGTTCAACTGGATCAAGAGCCTGCGGCAGTCTGACAACCGTTTTCTGAAACACTTAAAAGACAAGAAGACACAGGGGTGACTTCTACAAATTGCACGTTTATTCAGCGACGAACTTCTGCAATGTCAACAACAATGGCAATGCGAACAACAACAGCGCCTCGAACTCCAACGGCGTGCGCCCGGATTTCACAACCGCATGAAAGGGCTGGCTCCCACCGTGCGGATTTATGGGAAAGGAGAGGCTCATCCCTTCGGCTCCGGCCGATAAATGACAATCATGACGCTCCCGCATACGTGCGAAGGAGCTGGAGCGTGGTTTTTATGAATTTATTCTACGATGCAAACAACATATACGAGGCAGGCGCCAAGGCCATCGCAGGGAGCAACTTCAAGCAAGCGACTCAACTCTTCGAGATGAACCAGCTGCTGGAGACGGCTCACCTCCAGAGAGATCTCAAGGAGGGAAGATACGAGCCAGAGCCTGGCCAGAAGTTCATCATAAGCGAGCGCGGCAAGACCCGCTTCATCACCAGCAACGTGATGAGGGACAAGACGGTCAACCACGTGCTCTGTGATGAGGTACTGTCTCCAAGCATAGCGCCCTTCGTTATTTACGACAACGACGCCAGTCAGAAGGGCAAAGGCGTCAAGCACCACCGCGACAGGATAGAAGTGCAGCTGCACGACTACTACCAGCGCCACGGCAACAACCAGGGCTGGATCCTGCTGGTGGACTTCTCGGGCTACTATCCAAACATCCCACACGACAAGTGCCTGGAGGTGATGGACGGCTTCCTGGATCGCAGCGGGCTCCAGCCCGACGAGATCACAGTGGCCAAGTGGCTCATGAGGAAGATCCTGAGGACCTTCGAGCTGGACGTCTCCCGCTTCTCGGATGAGGAGATCGAGGAGATGATGCACGCCAAGATCAACCCGATGATGAACGTCGGCGTGGATCCGAAGCTGCTGACCGGGAAGAAGATGCTGAGGAAGGGCTGCGACATCGGCTCCCAACCTTCGCAGAACATCGGGATCATCTACCCATACCGGCTCGACAACTATGCCAAGATCGTCAGGGGTGTGAAGGGCTACGGCAGATACACCGACGACTTCCACGCGATCCACGAGAGCAGGGAGTTCCTGGAGGAGCTTCTGGCAGGCTTCCGCGTGATCGCCAAAGAGTTCGACCTGATCATCAACGAAAAGAAGACCAGGATCAGCCCGATCGACCAGCCGTTCCGGATCTTAAAGGTCCAGTACTGGCTAACGGACACCGGCAAAGTCGTCCGGAAAATCAACCCGAAGAGCGTCACCAGAGAGCGCAGGAAGCTCAAGGCATACAAGCGGCTGCTGGATGCTGGCCGGATTGACTACGAGACCGTGGAGAACAGCTTCAAGAGCTGGATCGGCGGCAACTGGAAGCTGATGTCAATGCAACAGATCAGCAACATGAGTTTGCTCTACTATGAGCTATTTCAAAGGAGGATCACATGGAAAAAAGGACATGGACGATTGAACTGGCTGATGGGACAACCCTGGAGGGCTTGAGTCTCAACGGCAACAACTACGTCAGCAAGACCAAAGTCACAGAGGACGACTTCGCTGGCAACCTCGACCGCGTGAAGGTCACGGACGGCGAGACCACCCAGGAGCTGGAGAACGTGGAGCTCGTGCAGTGCCAGCAGTATGGCAGCGAGTACTGGTTCATCCTGAGGGAGAGAACTGCCGCAGAGATGGCAGCGGAGAAGACACAGGCCAACATCGAGTACATCGCTATGATGGCCGACATTGATCTCGAGGAGGTGTAAGAGATGGCAAAGAAAGCAACCCACAGCAAGAACTTCGAGAAAGTGAAGAAGTACTACAAGGACGGCGTCTGGAGTGACGCGCGTGTCCGCAATGCAGTCACTCACCCGGCAAGCAATCCCTGGATCACTGCCGCCGAGTACGAGGAGATCACCGGCCGCCCTTATGAGGTCGAGACGGAGGTCCAGGAGTAAGTGGTCGACAACATCATGACCATCGTCCTGGCCATCGTCGGCTCGGGCGCCTTCTCGACGCTCGTCAGTGCGATCGTGAACGACCGCGCAAAGAAAAGAGAAAGTGCAAGCGGAGAGCAGGCTGCTCTCCGCTTACTTATGAAGGACAGGCTGCGCTTCCTGTGCGTCCACTATATCCAACAGGGATGGATCTATGAGGACGAGCTGGAGGATCTCATCGAGATGCACGCAGTCTATCATGACCAGTTAAAAGGCAACGGCTACCTCGACACACTCATGGCCAAGATCAAGGCCATGGAAGTCAGAGGCGTCGGCGTATAAAGAAGGAGGACAAAGCTATGAAATTAAGCAACAAGACCTACGACGTTTTGAAGTGGATCGCGCAGTACTTACTGCCAGCAGCTGGCACGCTGTACTTCGCGCTCGCCGGGATCTGGGGCTTGCCTTATGGCGAGCAGATCGTCGGCACCATCACCGCGGTGGACACTTTCCTGGGCGTACTCCTGGGGATCAGCGCGGCAAGCTACAACAAGGAGGGCTAAACTATGATTATTGATGTATCAGTACACAACGGCACCATCGACTGGGCAAAGGTCAAGCCCTACATCGAGGGCGCGATCATCCGCTGCGGCTATGGCTCCGACAAGACGAGCCAGGACGACAAGCAGTGGAAGCGCAACGCTGACGAGTGCACTCGCCTGGGCATCCCCTTCGGCGTGTATCTCTACAGCTACGCAGGCAACACCGCCCAGGCTCAGTCCGAGGCTCAGCACGTGCTTCGTCTCGTGAAGGGCTACAACCTGGCACTCCCGATCTTCTTCGATGCTGAGGAGAGCAAGCTCGCAGCTGTATCGGCTGCCAACTTCGCAGCCTTCGCCGCAGTGATCAAGGCAGCAGGCCACCGCTGCGGTCTGTACACTGGCGAGTACTTCTTCAACGCACACATGAAGAGCACAGCGCCGGACTGGCTCTGGATCGCTAAGTATGGCGCAAACACCGGCAACCCTGGCAGCCAGCCTCGCATCGGTCGCAGCTTCGACCTGTGGCAGTACACCAGCCGCGGCAGCGTTCCTGGAGTGGCAAGCTCCGGCCTCGACTGCTCCCAGGTGATCAACCAGGGCATCTTCACGGAGCGCAAGGCCACACAGGCCAAGAGCGACGATGAGATCGCGAAGGAAGTGCTCGCAGGAGCATGGGGCAACGGTGACGACCGCAAGGCTCGCCTCACTGCTGCCGGTTACAACTACAGCACGATCCAGACGATCGTCAACCGCCTCTGCTCTAATAAGAAGAGCAACGAAGAGCTGGCCAAGGAAGTCCTGGCCGGTAAATGGGGCAACGGTCGCGACAGAGTCAACCGATTGAAGGCCGCCGGGTATGATCCGGAAGCCGTCCAGACAATCGTCAACGCACTCTGCAGATGATGTTCCTCATCATCCTGGCTTGCATCGCTCCGGTCATCGTCGGCATCTTCCTCTTCGTGGGTGCCTGCATGGCCGTGATCGAGGCAGGCCGTCATCCTATTGATTGAAACATAAAGACCCCAGGAGCACGAAGCTCCTGGGGCTATTTTTATTTGACATCAGACTGCAATGCGGAGTAGTATGAAATGAGATGTTACAACAGGGCGATGGAATGGGAGCGTGTTCGAGTACAATCTCGAATAGTCCACTAATTGAGCCGTACTCGAACACCTCGAGGCGGCTCCTTCTTTTGTGGCGTTGTAGATGATCAGCGCCTCACCCTCACGCACTTCGACGCGGTCCACGAACGTGTCGATCAGACGACGGCAGAAGCCCTCGTCGCTTATATCTCCTTTACGGAAGGAACAGAGCCATGCTCTGATCGCGTCAGCGGTCAAGCGTGGCGTTTTTATTTCTACCCTGGCCAGTTCTGCCTCCAGCTCGTCACGCTGCTCCTCGAGGGCGCTGAGGCGACTCACAAGGGCAGACCCGCCGCCGTTCTCAATGGCGTCCAGCACGTTCTCGATCTTCTTCCTGGTACCTTCCAAGCGAGAGCGAAGAGCAGCGGCCACGCTCTGGTCGTCATCCTGCTCCTGGATCTCCAGGATCTTCGCCACCAGGCGGTCAATGATCTCATCGGTCAGCATGTCGGTCATCGTATGCTGCAGCACGGCATTCTCCAGGACCTCACGCTTCACCGGCTTGAGCTCGCAGCTGCCGCCTCTTTTCTTTTTCCCGCACTTGTAATAGGAGTAGAGCTTCCCGCTCTTCCCAGTGCCGGACTCTCCGGACATCATCGTCCCACAATATCCACAAAAACATTTACACGACAACAAGTAGCTCACCTTCGCCCTCCCTGCTGCATTGTTGCGGCTGGTCGGGAACATGGTCTGCACCTGCTCAAACAGCTCCACCGGTACCAGCGGCTCAATGCCTTCATACTTCACGCCCTGGATCTCAAACTCGCCCAGGTAGCGCCTGCTTCTCAATATTCTATACACGACACCGTTCCCGATCGGCTTGCCTCGCTGACCAGTGACACCCTGGGAGCGCAGCCACTCGACCAGCTCCTTCTCCTTCGTTCCTGCTGCATAGAGCTCGAAGCAGCGGCGGATCAGAGGAGCGACCACCGGATCCGGGACGACGTGCTTGTGTTCGTCCCTGGTGTAGCCAAGCGGCAGCGGAAACGTCCAGACGCCCTTCTTCGCGTTCTCTCTGTAGCCGCGGCTGATCTTCTGCGCCAGATCGGCGCTGTAGTACTCGGCCAGGCCCTCCAGCACGCTCTCCAGGATGATCCCCTCCGGGCCTTCCGGGATGGACTCCTTCGAGTAGAGCAGCTTCACGCCGGTGCGCTTCAACTTCATTTTATTGTTTGCGATGTCATACCGATCACGGCCGAAGCGGTCGACCTTCCAGGTGACAACGCAGTCGAAGAGACCCTTCTCGGCGTCTTTGATCATCCTCTGGAACTCCAGGCGCCCCTTCAAGCTTCGGCCGGAGACGTGCCGGTCAGCGTACACGCTGATGATGTCGATGTCATTCCTGTCAGCGTATGCCTGGCAGTCGGCCACCTGCCCCTCTATCGAGCGCTCTGTCTGATCTGGTCCTGGTGAATAGCGGGCGTATATCACCCCGCGCATCTTCTTCATAGTTCTCCTCCCTTCGCCAGCTCGGCAAGTGCAACCTTTAAGAAAAAGGCCGTCCTGGCCTCCAGTTCCTTCACGGCCTTCGCCGTGATCTGAGTTTCGCCGTGTGGTCCACACAGCACAACGTTCCCATCTGCGTCATATAGCAGCTCATAGCCGAGCACACGCATCTGCTGCTCCAGGCAATAGCTAAAGCTGGCCTGTGCATGCTCCTCAGTCCATCCAGTCAGCTCCTGTGGCGTGACGCCGAGGGCACTGGCAAAGGCTGGCACCTTCGCACGCGGTACATCCGCGAGGCCTAGTTCTATTTTATTGATTGAGCTTTTTCCCTTGTAGCCCAACCTCTTCGCGAGCTCTTCCTGTGTCAGGCCGAGAAGCTCGCGTCTCTGTTTTATGATCTTTCCCATGTCGTGAGCCATATCGCGCACCTCCTATACAAGCCCATTTTACCACGTAGTAGAAAAATTTTCTATATTTTTGTAAATAGTTGTTGACTTCTAAGAGCAAAACCGTTATAGTAGGACACAGGTAGAAAATAATTCTACCGTGAAGGAGAAAAGAACGACACGATGAGCACCATCACAACATATCAAAATAAGAGAAACCCGCACAAGTTCATCCAAGTGAAGAGATACGCCCGCGGCGAGTACTGGTTCCGCCAGTTCATCAAGACCGAGACAGACCGCGGCACAATCATCAACTACATGGGAACCCGCCGCAACAGTGGAGCCTTCCACAAGAACGGCATCAGGAGCATGAGACAGGTGCTCACTGAGGACTATGCGATCGTATAAAGGAGGACAACACTATGATGCTACAAGAATTTAACGAGCTGACCGGCTTCTACCCGACGCCGAGCCTCTACGCCTTCATCGAGGCCGAGTACATCGACGGACCATGGAAAGACAAGCAGAGCTTCTGCCGAGCTTACAAACTCAACCTGGACGGCCTGGCTGAGAAGATCATGCGCAAGGCACACGAAGGCGATCGGATGACCGAGGCCAACCACAGCGTGGCGCTCCGCTCAGCGATGGGCGCAGCCGAAGAGTGGAAGCAGGAGGCCGAGAGGATCCAGAAGGTGCTGGACAGAGAGCTGGAGTGGAAGCCATACTGCAGCGCCGAGGAGTTCAGCGACGAGGACTTCAACCAACTCTACGATGACAAGAGCACCGACCACCTCGGCGAGTCAGCTGCCAAGGATCTGGTGGCCGACGAGTTCGGCTTCAACCGTGACAAGATCCAGATCCAGCGCGACAAAGACACCTACGAGGTCAACCGTCACGGACAGCTCAGACGCCGCGAACGCATCAGCCGCGTGCCTCTGTACAATGCAACCGACTGGAACTACGTGAAGTTCACCGTCTGCGGCATCGACTACGAGATGCAGAACGGAGAGCTCCGGAGGGTATGATCGACGAAAACAAGAAGCCGGTGCAGTGGCTCAAGGGCATGCCAATCTGCCCAGCCTGCGGCTACTACTCCGGCATATATTACAACCAAGAAGTGAGAGACACCTGCGGCAGGTGTGGCCAGGCAGTGGACTGGCAGGGAATAGATCCCAGGAAAGGAGGAGCAACATGGCAGCATACAACGTGGAATTATTGAGGGAGAAGGTCAAAGACAGCGGCATGAAGGTCAAGCCCCTGGCTGAGGCCGTCGGCTACTCCCGCGAGGGCTTCTACAAGAAGCTGGACAGAGAGACCGAGTGGACGCCGTCCCAGATCCTCACACTCTGCGAGTACTTGCGGATCAATGAGGACGAACGCAAGCAAATTTTTTTGATCTAAAAGTTGAAAAATATTCTACTCAGGAGGAGAAGAGCATGAAACAGCAACAGATAGACCTGACGCTGCTGGCGATGGCAGCGTATGAAGCAATGAAGAAGGAGGCGGCCGAAAACGAAAAGAAGAAGACGCAGACACCTCACGCCTAAGGCCAAGAGCCTGCTGCTCAGTCTGCTGATCGGCTGCATCATCGGCACCCTGGCAGGCATCGGCCACATCCAGAGCGTCAAGAGGCACCAGGCCGAGACGGTCGACTACTTGAAGAGCATCCCCGAGGTCGACTACGACCAACTAAGAGCAGAGGCAGAAGAGCCAGCACCCAGCGAGTCCGAAGTCATCGAGATCGCTGCCCATATAGACCCGGACATCCCGGAAGAAGTACAAGTCGCAGCCCAGGAGGTCGGCAAGATCTACGACCTGAGCCCAGAGCTCCTGGAGGCGGTCGCCTTCCACGAGAGCCGCTACCATCCCTACGCAGTGAACGGATCCTGCACTGGACTGATGCAGGTGAACGTCGACTGGCACTGGGATCGCATGGAGCGCCTCGAGATCACGGAGGCAGAGCTCTGGAGAGTCTACCCCAACATGATGGTGGCGGGCGACTACCTGCACGAGCTCTTCACGAGATACGGCGAGACCGAGACCGTGCTGGCCATCTATCACGGCGAGCGCGACGCGAGGGATCCGAACTACACACCGAGCAGCTACGTCACCGGAGTGCTGGAGATGGCGCAGGAGCTGACAGTCAAGCATGAGGGAGGTGAGGCGATGGCAAGCATGAACAACTGACCAGCAACAACAAATTTATATCAATAGGAGGAACAAAGACATGAAAATCACAGCAACTTTTGACAGCTACGAGGAGTTCATCGCCTTCGCCAATGGCGCAGGAGAGAAGGCACTCATCGGAGTGGTCACAGGAGGAGCACAGGCGCCTCAGGAAGCCCCTGCAAAGTCAGAGGCAAAGAAGTCTACACCGAAGAAGGCGGAGCCGATCAGAGAGCCGGAGGCAGTACCACAGACAGGTGACTGGACACCTGGAGGCGGGGCAGCTGACGACAGCATCGTGAACCCTTCCACCGGTAAGAAGTACGAGGAGGAAGAACAGGCCGAACCTAAGACAGAGGCAGCGCCTAAGGTGGACGAGTCCTTCCGTGTGAAGGTACGCAAGACCCTGGCAACCCTCAACAAGAAGACAGGCAAGAACACGGCCAGCGAACTGATCCACGGCTTTGGCGTGGACAAGCTCACAGAGGTCGCCCTCGAAGACCTTCCTGCACTGATGCAGAAGGCAGAGGAGGCGCTCAATGCCTGAGAGACACGCAAGACTGGGGCCATCGGCAGCACACCGGTGGATCAACTGCCCCGGATCCGTGGCGCTGTCTGAGCAAGTACCGGCCACAACCGGCGGAGCTTATGCAGAGGAGGGCACAGTCGCCCACTCTCTGGCCGAGCTCAAGCTCAGGAAGTACCTGGGAGAGCTAAAAGGTGCAGCATACACCTCCAAGCTCAGGAAGATCCAGAGCAGCGAGTACTACAACAACGAGATGGAAGAGGCCACGGACTTCTATGTGGACGCTGTCCTGGAAAGACTGGCCGCAGCTGGTGAGGACGCTGAGCTCATGGTCGAACAGCAGTTCGGTCTCGATCAGTGGGTGCCGGAGAGCTTCGGCACATCCGACGCGGTGGTGATCGGCTCCGGAGTCATCGAGGTCATCGACCTCAAGTACGGCAAGGGCGTCAAAGTGGACGCGCCTGGCAACCCTCAGCTCCGTCTCTACGGACTGGGAGCCGCTGGACTGTTCGGTGATCTGTACGACTTCGAGACAGTTCGCGAGACAATCATCCAGCCCCGCCTCGATCACGTCAGCACGGAGGAGATCCCGCTGGGAGATCTGACCGGATGGGCGGCCGAGGTAGTCGCACCTGCAGCACGCATGGCAATGGACGACGCAGAGGTGTGGGAGGCCGGAGAGTGGTGCCGTTTCTGCCCTGCAAAGGCAATCTGCAGAGCGAGAGCAGGCGCCAACCTGGAGCTGGCCAAGCTCGACTTCAAGCAGCCGCCGCTCCTCACTGACGAAGAGATCGGCGAGGTGCTGAGGAAGGCAGAGGAGCTCGAGAAGTGGGCGGCGGACGTGGCAGCCTACGCACTGGACCAGGCACTGGCGGGCAAGCACTTCGACGGCTGGAAGCTGGTGGAGGGCAGAAGCATCCGCAAGTACGCGGACGACTTAAAGGTGGCCGAGACCTTGAAGGCGGCAGGCTTCGACGAGGCCGTGCTCTATGAGCGCAAGCTCTACGGCATCACAGCCATGGAGAAGATCGTCGGCAAGAAGAAACTGACCGAGACACTGGGCGAGCTGATCATCAAGCCAGCAGGCAAGCCGACACTGGTGCCGCAGTCAGACAAGCGTGAAGAGATTAAAACAGCAGAAGCAGCAGCCGCAGACTTCGCAGACGAAGACGCGCTGCCGTTCAATTAAAGAAAAGGAGGCCAACATTATGGCAAGCACAAAGGTAGTAACAGGTAAGGTTAGATTTTCATACGTGAACATTTTCAAGAGCCGCAGCTTCAACGGAGGGGACGAGAAGTTCAGCGTCTGCCTGCTCATCAACAAGGAGGACAAGGTGACGCTCAAGAAGATCAACGCAGCGATCGAGGCGGCGATCCAGGAAGGCATCAGCTCCAAGTGGAACGGCAAGAAGCCCGCAAACCTCAAGCTCCCGCTCAGAGATGGAGACATTGACAGAGAGGACGACGAGGCCTGCGTTGGCATGTACTTCCTCAACGCCAACAGCAACCAGAAGCCGGGCATCGTTGACAAGGATCTGGTGGAGATCCTCGACCCTGATGAGGTGTACAGTGGCTGCTACGGCCGCGCGTCCATCAACTTCTATCCGTTCAACGTAAACGGCAACAGAGGCGTGGGCGTCGGTCTCAACAACATCCAGAAGCTCTCCGAGGGCGAGAGACTGGGCGGCTCCAGAGCATCCGCAGAGGATGACTTCGGTGACGACTTCGAGGACGAGGAGGACTTCTAAGATGGCGCACATGTCAGTGGATATAGAGACATACTCGTCCATTGACTTGAAGAAGTCAGGCGTCTACCGCTACGTGGAGGCGCCAGACTTCGACATCCTACTCATCGGCTACAGCATCGACGGCGCACCGGTGCAGGTCATTGACTGCACCAACCGCAAGAGCTACGAGGAGCAGAGCAAGCTCCTCGAGTTCCGCCGTCACTTATACGATCCAGAGGTAACGAAGAGCGCCTTCAACGCAGCCTTCGAGCGCACCTGTCTCGCTAAGTGGACAGGGCGGCCAATGCCTCCAGAGGAGTGGCGTGACACCATGATCAAGTGCCTCACGATGGGGCTGCCGGGCAGCCTGGAGATGGCGGGCATTGCGCTCGGCCTTCCGGAGGAGAAGCTCAAGGACCCACAAGGCAAGGCGCTGATCACCTTCTTCTCGAAGCCGTGCAAGCCGACGAGAGTCAACGGACAGAGGACGAGAAACCTGCCAGAGCATGATCCCGACAAGTGGAAGCTCTACATCGAATACAACCGGCAGGACGTGGTCACAGAGATGGAGATCGCTCACAAGCTCGAGTGCTATGAGACAACCAAGGAGGAGCAGGATCTCTGGAGCCTGGACCAACACATGAACGACAACGGCGTGCGCCTGGACATCCCGATGGTGGACAAGATCGTCACCTACGACAACCAGCGCCGGGAGGAGCTCCAGGAGGAAGCGCGTCAGATCGCAGGGCTCAAGAACCCGAACAGCCTGGCACAGCTCAAGGGCTGGCTGGACAGCAAAGGCGTCCCGATGACGTCAGTCACGAAGGACACCATCGCCGCAGCGCTCACGCTCAAGTACATCCCGGACGACGTCCGCAGGATGCTGGAGATCCGGACGGCGCTGGGCAAGACAAGCGTGGCCAAGTACAGCACGATGCTGGAGGCGGCCTGCGACGATCACAGACTGCGGGGCATCCTGCAATTCTACGGAGCCAACCGCTCTGGACGATGGGCTGGCCGACTGGTGCAGACCCACAACCTGGCAAGGAACACCCTGGAGGATCTCGATCTGGCCAGGGAGCTGGCAAGCGAGGGCGACTTCGACACCATGATGACGCTCTTCGGGGAGACATCCTTCGTCTTCTCTGAGCTGATCCGCACGGCCTTCATACCATCCGAGGGTTGCCGCTTCGTGGTCAGTGACTTTTCAGCAATCGAGGCCAGAGTCATCAGCTGGATCGCTGGCGAGGAGTGGCGCCTGGAAGCGTTCCGCTCCGGCAAGGACATCTACTGCGAGACAGCCTCGCAGATGTACCACGTGCCAGTCGTGAAGCACGGCGTAAACGGTGAGCTGAGACAGAAGGGCAAGGTCGCAGAGCTGGCCTGTGGCTACCAGGGTGGCGTCGGAGCCATGAAGCGCATGGATAAAGGCGGCACAATCCCAGAAGACGAGCTGCAGAGCGTCGTCGATCAATGGAGAAACGCCAACCCCAAAGTGGTGAAGCTCTGGAGGACCTGCGAGATGGCAGCCCGTACTTGCATCGAGGAGCATCGCACCGTGCGGATCCGCAACGGCATCGCCTTCTCTTACATCAACGGCAACATGTTCATCAAGCTACCAGGCGGCCGGAAGCTCTGCTACTGGGACACACGCCTCAAGCTCGACCCGAACGACGGCCGGGAGCACATCGTCTACATGGGAGTCAACCAGGAGACGAAGCAGTGGGGAGAGACGGAAACCTATGGCGGCAAGCTCGTCGAGAACATTGTACAAGCAACCGCCCGCGACTGTCTGGCCGTGTCCATGACAAAGGTCAGCGCGCTGGGCTACAAGATCGTGATGCACGTGCACGACGAGATGATCGTCGACGTGCCGATCGAAGACACGAACGCCTTGAAGGTCATCAACGACATCATGGCGGAGCCTATTGACTGGGCGCCTGGTCTACCCCTCAAGGGTGACGGCTACGAGGCGACCTTCTACAAAAAGGACTAAACGGAGGAGAAACATGAAACGACTGTTTGAACATATCGGGAAGGCTGCACTGCTGGAGCAGGCGGCCGAGGAGTGCGCGGAGCTCACCCAGGCAAGCCTCAAGGCTGCCAGATATATCCGCGGAGAGAACCCGACGCCCAAAACACCGGGCGAGATCGGAGACAACCTGGAGGAAGAGATCGCGGACGTGCTGATCTGCATCGACGGGCTCCAGGCTGCTGGAGTAGTAAACAAGACCAATGTGGAAAAGTGGACAACTGCCAAGCGCAACCGCCTGGCCGAACGCTTCAAGGAGGGCAAGCGCATGAGAGTGATGAGAACAGAGGAGACAGAGACCGACAAGCTCCAGGTGGGCGACACCATCGAGCTGCTGCACGGCTTCACAGCTACATGCCAGGAAGTGACACCGGACGGCGCGGTCATGCTCTTCGACCAGTACGTGGCCGAGCACTGCATCAATGAGGACAACACCAACGAGGAGGGCTTCGAGCAGTCTGATCTGTGCGGCTTCCTCCTGGACAACCTTGACGAATGGATCCCGAACGACCTCTTGAAGCAGCTGGGAGAGTTCGGCGGCCTGGGCCCGATCCGCCTGCCGTATCTCAGCGAGATGGTCGGCAAGCTGCCAGACTGGGCAGAGGAGGATGGCAAGGAGCTCTGGCCACTGATGGCTGACAAGCGCAACCGCATCGCCTTCCACCAGGACGGTCGCTGGGACTGGTGCTGGTGCATGAACAAGGTCAAGGGATCGGCGACGGACTTCTGCGGTGTCCACTACAATGGCTATGCGGGCAACTACAGCGCCTCGGGCTCCGGCGGCGTGCGCCCGGCTTTCCTTATTATCCAATAGATCCCGGGGGCCTTGCGCCCCCGCATTAAGCAATAGAGGAGGACGCTCACATGGAGATCACAATAAAACATTATCACGGCCAGATCACAATGCGCGAGCCGTTCTTTCCCTGCCCTCTGAGGAAGTTGAAGAGGCTCATCCTGCCGCTCCTTCTCGAAGATCCGCAGGGTGAGACAGTCAGGGAACAGATGGCGGCCTACTGTGAGAAGCAGGCCGAGGCGCTTCGCCGAGACGCGAAGGAAGCCTTCAAGCTGGGGCAGGAGGACGAGAGCCGCAAGCTCATGAACCGCTCCAGCAAATACAGAAAGAACGCGGAGGTGATCAGAGGATGAAGACAAGATTGAAGCTCGTGGAGCCAGAAGCTCTGCCCCTAGAATATGACGGCAGTCTTCTGATCGCCACCGGCAAGAGCCGCTTCGAGACGGCATGGAAAAACAAGAAGATGAACTGGTCGGCGTTGCTGGCCAAGCTCAGCAACTCACTCCAGACACAGGAGTCGCACGCTGAGTACATGAAGATGAGCAAGGAGGACCAGGACAGGATCAAGGACATCGGCGGCTTCGTCGGTGGCCACCTCAAGGAAGGACGACGCAAGACCGGCTACGTGGCGGCGCGTCAGATCCTCACCCTGGACCTCGACTTCCCGCCGGAGAACTTCTGGGAGGGACTGATGGACAACTTCGCGCTGACCAGTGCGATGGCTGTCTACTCAACACACAAGCACACAGAGGCCAAGCCTCGCTACCGTCTGATCATACCACTCGACAGAGACGTGACACCGGACGAGTACGAGGCCATCGCCAGGAAGGTGGCCGACAAGATCGGCATCGACTACTTCGACGACACCACCTTCCAGCCGACCCGCTTGATGTACTGGCCAAGCCACAGCGCAGACGTGGCGCCGTTCTTTGAATATTACGACGCGCCATTCCTAAGCGCCAACAGCATCCTGGCCGAGTACCCTGACTGGACAGACACCAGCTACTGGCCAGAGTCGTCCAGGATGGTGGGGATCCGAAAGAAACAGGCAGACAAGCAGGGCGACCCAACGCAGAAGCGTGGAACCGTCGGCGCCTTCTGCCGTACTTATACAATCACGCAAGCGATCGCCAAGTTCCTGCCGGACGTCTACACACCGACAAGCAAGGACGACCGCTACACATACGCAGCCGGAAGCACTGCTGCAGGTCTCGTGGTCTACGATGGCGACCTGTTCGCCTTCTCCAATCACTCGACCGACCCAGCAGGCGGCCAGCTGTGCAATGCCTTCGACCTGGTGCGCATCCACCTCTTCGGAGATGAGGACGACGGCATCCAGGGCAAGAGCGGCCGAGACCTTCCGAGCTACAAGGCCATGGCGAACATGGCGGTGAATGATCCGAGCGTGGCGATGACGTTCGCGAACGATCAAAAGGAGCGCGCGGTGCTCGAGTTCGGTGAGGAGCCGATTGAGGAGCCAGCCACAGAAGACGACGACAGCTGGATGATCAAACTGACCAGAGGCGACAACGGAGAGATCAAGAAGCTGCTCACCAATGCAGTGCTGATCCTGGAGAACGATCAACGCATCCAGGGCATCCGCTTCAATGAACTGAGCGGCGGCATCGAAGTCAGCGGCCGCCTACCATGGAAGCGTCCGAGCAAATACTGGAGAGACGTGGACAGCGACCAGCTCTACGTCTGGATCGCCGACAAGTATGGCGTGCAGTTCCCGGAGATGCACTTCCAGAAGGCTCTGGCCAGCGTCACGAACAAGCGCAGCTTCAACCCGCTGGTGGACTATGTGAGAGGGCTGCCAGACTGGGACGGAGTCGAGCGCGTGGACACGCTGCTGATCGACTACCTGGGAGCCGAGGACAGCAAGTACACCAGGGCAGTCACAAGGAAGACCCTGGTCGGAGCAATCCAGCGCGTGCTGCAGCCTGGCTGCAAGTTCGACACGGTGCTGGTCCTCGACGGAGCTCCTGGCATCGGTAAGAGCACACTGCTCCGTAAGCTGGGTGGCAAGTGGTTCAGCGACTCGCTCAGCCTGGCCGACACCAGGGACAAGACCGCAGCGGAGAAGCTCCAGGGCGTCTGGATCATGGAGATCGGCGAGATGCAGGGAACCAGGAAGGCCGACGTGGACGTGATGAAGGGCTTCATCAGCAGACAGGTCGACGAATACCGCCCGGCATACGGTCGCACGGTCGAACGCCGACCACGTACCTGCATTATATGCGGAACGACCAACAGCACGACCGGCTTCCTCAGAGACACCACAGGCAACCGACGCTTCTGGCCGGTGACGGTGAACAGAGGCGGCCGCTTGAGTGTCTGGGATATGACCGACGAGACCATCCGGCAGATCTGGGCGGAGGCCCTGCTCTACGAGGCCGAAGGCGAGGACAGCTTCCTGGATGCAGAGATGGAGAAGGAAGCAGCCAAGGCGCAGCAGAACGCTCTGATGTACGACGAGCGTGAAGGTCAAGTCACTGACTACCTGGAAACGCTACTGCCGGAGGACTGGAACACATGGGACTTCGACAAGCGGGTGGACTACTTCAGACAGCGCGACGTTCTGGCCCCAAAGGAGCAGGAAGGCAATGCGCAGAGGATGAAAGTCAGTGTGACGGAAATCTTCTGCGAATGCTTTGGGCGTCCTAGGAGTTACATGACAAGGAAGGACAGCGACGAGATTATCAGCATCATGGCAAGGATCCCAGGCTGGGAGCGACCGGCAGGCGCCACCATGCGAAGCAAGGCGTATGGGAAGCAGAAGGTTTTTGTCAGAATTAAGCAGGGGTAACCAGAGGCAGCGGATAGAGCGGTAACCGGTAACGAGGAAAAAGAGAAAGCGAGAAAGCAAAGTTCAGGTGAGCGGTAACGGCTTTACACCGTTACCGTGGAAGTTACCACTATCGACACCGCCAAAAATCCAATAAAATCAAAGGCTTCAAGTGTAATGGTAACGAGGTAACGAGCTTTTTATATAGATTTTATAAATACAACAATACACACACGATAATAGCGCCACGTACACACGTATAAGAACTATAAAGGAAAAAACAGGGCGCTGGTTACCACATGAAGAAAGGAGGCAAAACAATGACACTACTGGAAAAGCAGATAGAGGCAAGACTTCGCAAGCGCGTCAATGAAATGGGCGGCTTATTCTACAAGTTTGTAAGTCCCGGGAACGATGGAGTGCCCGACCGTATAGCTGTATTGCCTGGTGGCCAGGTGTGGTTTATAGAGCTAAAAACCGACGGAGGCAGAGCATCCAGTCTCCAGGAATGGCAGATCGGTCAACTGAGAAAAAGGGGAGCGAATGCCATCATCATCAAAGGCAATGAGGAAGCAGATGCATGGTGCAGAGAGATGGAAGGAGATGACAGCCATGGAGTTCATACCACACGATTACCAGAAAAGAGCAATCAGTATGGTCGTACAGAAAAGCCATGTCGGACTTTTTCTGGACATGGGACTCGGGAAGACAGTCATCACACTGACCGCAATTCAGGAGCTCATGTACGACCGCTTTGAGATTGCGCGGGTCCTGGTAATTGCCCCGAAGCGTGTGGCCGAGGATACGTGGACGAGGGAGCACGAAAAATGGGACCACCTGAAAAACCTGAGGGTGTCCAGAGTGTTGGGAACCGTACAACAGAGGCGGAGAGCGCTGGAACAGGACGCCGACATCTATGTGATCGGCAGGGATAACGTGGTTTGGCTAGTGGAGCATTACCTGAATACCACACGGCGCTGGCCGTTTGACATGATTGTAATCGATGAGCTCTCCGGTTTTAAGAACCCACAGGCCAAGCGCTTCCGGGCGCTACGGAAAGCAGCACCAAGAGCGTCAAGGATCGTCGGCCTGACTGGAACGCCAAGCCCGAACGGTCTGATGGATCTCTGGGCGCAGATGTATCTCCTGGACATGGGAGAACGGCTGGGGCGGACGCTGGGAGCGTATCGCGAGAAGTACTTCACCGCGGGAGCTCGCAACGGCTACGTGGTCTACAAATGGAACCCAGTGAGAGGAGCCAAGCAGGAGATCGAGCGCCGGATCAGCGACATCTGCGTGAGCATGAGCGCGGCCGACTACTTGAAGCTGCCGAAGCGGATCGACAACATGATCCCGGTGCAGCTATCTCCGGCCGAGCTCTCCAAGTACAAGCAGCTGGAGGAGGAGCAGATCCTCACCCTGGAGGGCGAAGACATCGTCGCACCGAACGCGGCGGCCGTCCGGATCAAGCTGCTGCAACTGGCGAACGGCAACGTGTACAGCGCAGACGGCTCGGTCGTGGCGTTCCACGATCGGAAGGTCGAGGCACTGGCCGAGATCGTCGACACGAACGACAGCCCGGTGCTGGTCTTCTATTCCTTCAAGCATGACCTGGAGGCGATACAGAAGGCCATCCCGGAGGCTAGGATCTTAAACACAGAGAAGGACATCGCTGACTGGAACGACGGCAAGGTGCGGGTGCTCCTGGCGCATCCGGCCAGTGTGGGCTACGGCTTGAACCTCCAGGACGGAGGGCACACAATCGTCTGGTACGGACCGACGGACAGCCTGGAGCTGTATCAGCAGGCCAACGCCCGACTATATAGACAGGGGCAGGAGAAGCCGGTCATCATCCACCACCTCATCGCTGAGGGCACCGTGGACGAGATCGTGATGAAGTCCCTGGAGAACAAGGACACGAGCCAGGCGGCGTTCCTGGCAGCGTTGAAAGAGAGGCGGGGCGATGAACAGCGAGGGCTACAGAGACCCAACGGCGGAGGCAGCTCTCGCCAGGGTCACAAAAGAAGAGAAGAGGAGGGCAAAGCATGAGGCTATATCTAAGCGGTTCAATCACAAAGGACCCACACTACGAGAGGAAATTCCAGGACGCTGCGGCAAAGCTCAGGACGAAGGGGTACGAGGCCATCGTCAACCCGGCCGAGCTCACGAAGGTGATCGGCCACGAGTTCGAGTATGGCGAGATCATGAACCTCGACCTGAGCATCCTGGCCATGTGCGACGCACTGATCCAGCTCCCGGGCTGGGAAGAGTCAAGAGGCGCAAACATTGAGTACGGCTACGCGCTGGCCGCCGACAAGCTGATCATCAGCCTGGAGGCGATGCTGGAAGGAGGTGCCTGCTGATGGAGAACGAAGAGATCGGCGCCGTGTATGACTTCCTGATGCAGCCGCACAGGAAGAAGCAGGAGATCAGACGGCTGGAGGAGACCATCGAGGAGCTTCGCGGCTGCCTTCTCCCTGGTGCGATACGATACGACAAGGAGAGCGTTCAGTCGACGCCTAAGAACCAACAGGAGGAGACGATCCTCAAGATCATCGACCTGGAGGGCAAACTGGAGACACTGGGAAAAGAGCGGGCGGCTCTGATCATCGAGGTCAATGAGGCGATCGACCTCCTGGATGATCCGGTGCAGCGCTCGGTGCTCACGTTCTACTACGTGAACCGCTACAGCCCGACAAAGGTCTCCGACCTGATCGGCTACAGTGAGCGGTGGATGTACAAGGTCAAAAAAGAGGCCGTGCACAAACTGTTCAGTGAAATGCAGTGCCGTGGCATGTTATAGTATAAGCAGCGAAGAGCGGGGTGAGAGCCTCGCTCTTCTCCGTTTACGTGAAAAACTAACACGAGCATGGAGGTGAGAGAGTGCCAAAAGCAAGGAACGCCAAGGCAGACGAGGCTCTGGCGCTCTATAGGCAGGGCCTCAAACTTGTGGAAATAGCCAAACAGCTCGACCTACCTGAGGGGACGGTTCGACGCTGGAAGTGCACCTATAAATGGGATGGCGAACGCTCGCAACCACAAAAAGCGAACGCTCGCATCAAGAAAAAGAGCGGCGGCCAGCCTGGCAACAAGAACGCCGTCGGCAATAAGGGCGGCCCAGGTGCTCCACCAGGGAACCAGCGAGCCAAGCGCTGGGGGCTGCTGTCCAAGTACATCCCGAAAGAGACGATGGAGATCATGAACATCACGGCGGGCACTTCGCCGCTCGACCTTCTCTGGGATCAGATACAGATCGCCTACGTGGCCATCATGAGAGCCCAGCAGATCAGCTTCGTCACCGACAAGGATGACAGCACCACGACGAAGATCAAAGAGGGCTACAGCGACACAGGCAGCACTGAGGAGTGGGAAGTCCAGCAGGCCTGGGACAAGCAGGCCAACTTCATGAAAGCACAGGCCAGAGCGCAGTCAGAGCTCCGGTCGATGATCAAGCAGTACGACGAGATGCTGCACAAAGACTGGGAGGCAGCCACAGAGGAGCAGAAGGCTCGCTTGCAGCTGCTACAGTCCAAGATAGAAGGAGGCGGCGCGGATGAGGCGCCGGTCATCATTATCAATGACACAACAAGGCGAGACGCGGATCAGTGACCTGATCATCCCAGCCTTCTGGGACGCGTTCAACGATACAACCCACACGCACAAGATCCTGACGTCTGGGCGTGCTGGTACCAAGACGAGCGAGGCAGCCATCGAGGCGGTCTACAAACTGGTGAGCCTGCCAGAGTGCTCGGAGGTAGTCATCCGAAAGAGGCACAACAAGCTGAGGAAGACGGTCTACAAGGAGATCAAGAGGGCGATCAAGCGCCTGGGCATACCGGAGAGCAAGTTCAAGATCACGGTCAGCCCCATGGAGATCACCTACAAGCCCAACGGCAACACGATCTACTTCACCGGATCCGACAGTATAGACGACACCAAGGGCATCATCGACGAGAGCAAGCCGATCAAGCTGGTGCTCCTGGACGAGGTCAGTGAGTTCTTCACCGATGGAGAGGGCGAGGACGAGCTCCAGAACATCGAGGCGACCTTCATCAGAGGCAACGCCGAGGGCTTCCAGATGCTCTACCTCTTCAACCCACCGAAGAACCCCAACGCGCCGGTCATGACATGGCTGGCCAAGATGCAGAAGCGCCCCGACGTGCTGCATGTGCATGTCGACTACAGAGACGTCCCAGTCAGCTGGCTGGGTGCGAAGCTGGTGGAGGCTGCGGAGATCCTCAGAGAGATCGACGAGAGGCAGTGGCGCTGGCTGTGGCTGGGGCTGTGCATCGGCGTGGACGAGGTGATCTACTACATGTTCGGCGGCAAGAACATCCACCGGACAGAGGAGGAAGCCTTTCCGATCATAGGCATCGGCGTCGACTACGGTCAACAGAACGCCACCACATACCAGGCGGCCGGTCTCAATATGAGCCGCCACCGACTGGACGGCCTGCAGGAGTACTACCACAGCGGCCGAGAAACAGGAACCCAGAAGAGCCCGAGCGAGTACGCCAAGGACTTCGTGGAGTTCACCGACGAGCTGCACGAGAAGTACAGCTGCAGCACGTTCTACGTGTACATCGACCCCAGTGCCAAGGGCCTGGCGGAAGAAATAAAGAGAGCAACGCGGTCGTGTGACTACGTCGTGCTGCTGCGAGATGCTGACAACGACGTCGCGCTGGGGATCAGCCGCGTGCAGAAGCTCCTGACCTTCGGGATGCTCTCCGTGGATCCATCCCAGGAGATGGCCGTGCAGGAGTTCGGCCTCTACGAGTACGACAAGAAGAGCATCGAGAAGGGCCGAGAGGTCCCAGTCAAAACAAACGACCACTGCATGGACGCCATCCGCTACCTGGTGATGGGGCTCTGGAGCAAGGTCAAGAGATACCTGCCAGTGCAGGACGAAAAGGAGGACGGTGAGCAATGAACATTTTCACCTACTTGAAAAAGAAGGGCATCGACACCGTCGACAGCTCATTCTACACAAGGATCAAGCTGTGGGACAGCTGGTACCGCGGAAACGTGGCCAAGTTCCACAACTACCGCATCTACCACGGCGCCGGACAGCACACCAACTGCCAGCGCAAGAGCCTGGGCATGGCGAAGAAGGTCTGCGAGGACATCGCCGACCTGCTCCTCAACGAGAAGGTCAAGATCACCCTGGGCGATGAGACGACCAGCGCGTTCGTGAACCAAGTGCTCGAGGACGCCAACTTCAACGTGCAGGGCAACGAGTACCAGGAACGCAAGGCAGCCTGCGGCACTGTGGCCTACGTGCCATACCTCACCGACATGGAGATCGACGAGGAGGGCAACGTCATCAGCGCCAAGATCAAGCTCGACTACGTGGTAGCGCACAACATCTACCCAACGGCCTGGGAGAACAGTCGGATCACGGAGTGCCTCTTCGTGTTCGAGAAGACGTACAACCGCAAGAAGTACGCCCACATGCAGCTCCACAAGAAGGAGCCGATCGAGGGCGGCGGCTTCCAGTACGTCATCGAGAACAGTGTGGTGCTGGCCAGCGATGGAGCTGGCAAGGATCTCACCGAGGAGCAGTGGAACAAGATCCCATACTTCGAGGGGCTCGCTCCTAGAGTGGAAACCGGAAGCGATCAGCCTCAGTTCGTGATCGACAAGCTCAACATCGCCAACAACGTGGACGAGGATGACACCAACCCGATGGGCGTGAGCATCTACGCCAACGCCTGCGACGTGCTTGCCAAGATCGACCTGGAGTATGACAGCTACGCGAACGAGTTCACCCTCGGCCGCAAGCGCATCTTCGTGGCTCCTGAGATGCTGACAGACGCAAACGGCGAGCAGGTCTTCGACCCGAACGACTCCGTGTTCTATCAGCTGCCGGAGGACTTCTTCAAGGACACCAAGGAGGCCATGCACGAGGTCGACATGAAGCTCAGGGTCACAGAGCACGAGGACGCGATCAACAACGACCTCAACCTGCTCAGCTTCAAGTGTGGCTTCGGCACGCAGTTCTACCGCTTCGAGCGTGGCAACGTAGCGACGGCCACCCAGGTCATCAGCGAGAACAGCGACCTCTACCGCTCAGTCGTGAAGCACGAGATCATCCTGGAGGACGTTCTCAAGGATCTGATCCGCGTGATCATACGCCTGGGCAAAGCGGCGAACATCGCCGACCTGGTAGAAGACACTGACATCACGATCGACTTCGACGACTCCATCATCGAAGACAGCAGCGCAGAGCGTAACGAAGACCGCCAGGACGTAGCCATCGGCGCGATGGGCCTGGCCGAGTACCGTGCGAAGTGGTACGGCGAGACCATAGAGCAGGCACAGCAGAACCTTCCAGAGCAGGGCGCTGGGATCCTTCCCTGAGTAAATGGACGAGAGCTACCACAACCTGCTCGCCGCAGGAGTAGAGAAGAAGATGAGAGACCTGGAGGTCTCCATCATGGAGGACATCGTTCGCCGGATCCAGAAGGCTGGCACGATCACCGAGACAGCTGACTGGCAGATCCAGCGCCTCATCATCCTGGGCAACAGCACCGAGGACATCCAGGCACTGATCAGCAAGGCCGTGGACGGCAACGAGGAAATGGTTCGCCAGCTCTACGACGAAGTCATCGCCAGAGAGTACACCGGCATGAAGGAGATCTACGAGGCCACCGGCAAGCAGTTCATCCCCTACGAGCAGAACGCTGAGCTCCAGCAGCTCGTGGACGCGATGGTGCAGCAGAGCACGGAGGAGCTCTTCAACATCACGAAGAGCACCGGCTTCATGGTCGACATGGGCAACGGCTCCAAGGTCTTCACGCCACTCTCGGAGATCTACAACGGCTACCTGGACGACGCCATCAACGGCATGGTCAACGGTGCCTACGATTACAACACACTCACCCGCAAGATGGTGAACCAGATGACAGCCTCCGGGCTGCGGACGGATCACCAGTTCAAGGACGGCGGGGGCGACTACGGCGTCGACTACGCCAGCGGCCACCACAACCGCATCGACGTGGCAGCACGCAGGGCGCTCCTGACAGGCTTCGGCCAAGTGGCCGGACATGTCACCGACCTCAACGCCCAGAGGCTCGGCACGAACTACTTCGAGGTCTCCTGGCATGGAGGCTCGCGACCTTCCCACGCACTGTGGCAGGGGCGCGTGTTCAGCAAGGAGGAGCTGCGGAGCGTCTGCGGACTGGGTCAAGGCGGCGGCCTGCTCGGCTGGAACTGCCGCCACACATACTATCCCTTTATCCCTGGCGTGAGCCAGCGCCAGTACTCAGACGAGTGGCTGGAGCAGAAGGCAGCCGAGGAGGCTGAGACAGTCAAGTGGAGGGGGAAGGAGTACAACGCCTACCAGGCCACACAGCGCCAGCGTCAGCTGGAGACAGCGATGAGAGCACGCCGTGAACAGGTGCAGCTCCTCAGACAGTCCGGCGCTGATCCAGAGACGATCACCGAGTACCAGTGCAAGTACCAAGCGACGCTCCAGGAGTACAGAGCTTTCTCCGAGAAGATGCACCTCGAGACGCAGATGGAGAGAGTCTACACCGGAAGAACGCCAGGCAGGATCTCGCCAAGCCCTCAGAAGTACGCAGCATGGCAGGCGGAGCAGATCAACAAGGAAAAGGAACGTCAGGAAAACCGCAGACGGCAGGACATGGGGGCTGCGCAGAAGGAGGCCGACCACAAACAGTGGCTGAAAGACATCGGCGCAACCGACACGACGCTTAACACTCTTGACAAGTACAAAGAAGCAAAGCATAATAAAACCGAGGAATACCAGCTCCTGCACGGATATGGCCGGGCAGTCGAGAAGGGCGACATCAATGTTCTGACTGGCTTCGAGCAGTACAAGAAGACAGCAGCGGACATCCAGACGCAGGTGGTCGGACAGACCACAGCGGACGGCGTGGAGATAGAGTCCTATGCGACGCACTTCATCGACAGGGTGATCGGCCAAACAGCAGAACCGCATGAAGGCATGCGCCAGGGCGTGACATTGGACAGAGTGCTGGAGGCTTTACAGTCTGAGGACATAAGCACCAGAACCATGGCAGACGGAGACGTCCGGAGAACCTACAAGGGCACCGACACGAATGTGACCGTCAGCGTGCGGGATCACAGATTGATCCAGGTAAATCCTAGAGGAGGCAGAAAATGAAAATAGAAGACAAGGACAAGCAGTTCTTGATTGAAAATATTGACAAAGCGGCGGAGTTCATTGAAGCAGACGACGTGGAGAGCCTGCTCGACGAGATAGACGGCTTCATGACTGAGAAGGGCTATGCACCGCCGGACTACCAGGAACTGAACGAGATCGGTCGAGAGGCTGAGAGGATCCTCGACCGCATTTATTACAACAACTAAGAAGACCACCAAGCTGGAGACAGCGAGGTGGTTTTTTCATGCCCAAAATATAAGAAAAGAGGACCAGAAACATGTACCAGATCTTTAACGGAGACTGCCTGGCGCAGCTCCAGAACATACCCGACGCCAGCATCGACATGGTGCTGACGGATCCGCCGTACAGCTCCGGCGGTCTCTTCGCGCGGAACCGAAAACAGGACACCCGCACGAAGTACTGCTCGAAAGAGTACGAAGGAGCTGCACGCTTCCAGAACTTCTCCGGCGACAATATGGACCAGAGGAGCTTCACGGCGTTCTGCCGCGAGGTCTTCACCCAGGTGCGCCCGAAAGTGAAGGAGGGGGGGATCCTGGGCGCGTTCATAGACTGGCGCAACCTTCCAGCCATGACGGACGCCTTGCAGATGGCTGGCTTCCTATGGCTGGGCATCGTTGTCTGGGATAAGCGCACGAGCCGACCAACGCCCGAGCGCTTCCGAAACGACTGCGAGTACCTGGTGTGGGGCTCTAATGGTCCGCGCCCCGCTCCTATGGTCAAGGGCTGCAAGGTAGCCGCTGGTTGCTACAGTGTCCCAGGAGTGCAGTCGAAAGAGAAACACCACCAAACGGAGAAGCCTGTGCCTCTTCTGGAACAGCTGCTGCAGCTTGTACCGGATGGAGGCACCGTGCTGGATCCCTTCATGGGAAGCGGTAGCACTGGCGTGGCCTGCATGAACCTTGGGCTGGACTTCTACGGCATCGAGCTGGATCCGGGCTACTTCAAAACGAGCCAGGAACGCATTGAGGAGGCTGAGTTCTAAAATGATGATAATCACGCTGACACAGAGCAGCCTGACAGTAGACGGCCACGCAGCGAGACCCGCCGGAGTACCGGAGGGCAACAACATCGTCTGCGCGGCCGTCTCTGCGCTGACCCTCACACTGATCGAGGGACTGAGCGCAGTGGCAGGCATGAAGATAGACACGGAGGAGCGAGAAGGCCACGTCCGCATCGGCTGGATGCAGATGAACGACAGAGGCCAGGCGCTCCTGGACACGTGGCTGATCGGGATGCAGAACATCCGCGACAGCTACGGCGAGATCACGATATTATAGCGGCCCCGGCTGCTTGTAATATGCCCGGACGGCTCTGGCTTAATGAGCTGGAAAATGTTCACGCACATTATAAAAACGGAGGAAAGACCAACATGAAGAAACACTTCAACCTACAGATTTTTGACGACGGCGGTCAATCTGGCGCCGGAGCTCAGGGAGCTCAGGGCGGAGCAGCCGGGACTGGAAACAGTGGCCAGGCATCCACTGGTAACAATGGCGGAGGCTATAGCTTCCAGCAGGCCGAGGAGATCGCGAACGCGAGAGCCGAGAGAGCCGAGAAGGCCGCGCTCAGTTCCTACTTCAAGCAGCAGGGCATGAGCGAGGAAGAGGTCAACCAGGCGCTCAAGGACTACAAGGCCAACAAGGAGAAGCAGAAGCCAAACGTCGACGCCATCACGCAGGAGAGAGACAAGGCTGTGGCTGAGCTGGCCGCAATGAAGCAGACCCAAACACTCCAGGCCAAGGGTGTGAAGGCTGAGGACATGGACTACGTCCAGTTCAAGATCGGCAAGCTCATGGAAGCAGACGACAAGCTCGACTTCGAGAAGGCGATGGCCAAGTTCTTGAAAGAGAACCCACGCTACGCTCAAGGCGGCAGCGGCTACCGCGTAAAGACTGGCACAGACTCCAGTCAGGGCAGCGGCTCGCAGCAGGGCGACAACGCAAGCATCAACGACGCGATCCGCAGAGCGGCTCGCAGATAATCACAAGGAGGATCAATTCAATGAGAAAATTCAACTTACAGCTTTTCGATGGTGTAGACATCATCGACAGATCCGGCGCTGAGGCACTCATTCCTGAGGACCGTGCGGCTGAGATCATCCAGGGAACCATCGAGCAGTCCGCAGTACTCTCCGCAGGACGTAAGCTCGCAAACATGACAAGCAAGCAGACCAAGCTCCCAGTGCTTGACTCTCTTCCTGTGGCATACTTCGTGGACGGCGACGCTGGCCAGAAGAAGACCACAAAGATGGCCTGGGACAAGAAGGTCATCTACGCAGAGGAGATCGCTGTCATCGTGCCTATTCCTGAGGCAGTGCTCGACGACTCCGAGTATGATATCTGGGGAGAGGTGAAGCCTCGCATCCAGGAAGCCTTCGGCAAGGTCATCGACGTAGCCGTTCTCTTCGGTGAGGGCAAGCCTACCAACTGGAGAGCAGGCCTCGTTCCTTCTGCCGTAACTGCTGGCGCAGTAGTTAAGGAGACAGGCGACCTCTACAAGGACATCATGGGCACTGACGGCGTGATCGCTAAGGTCGAGAAGTCCGGCTTCTTCGTATCTGGCCACATGGCTGACATCACTATGCGCGCGAAGTTCCGCGAGCTCGTAGACAAGCAGGGTCGCCCTCTGTTCATGTCCAGCATGCAGAACGGCGCGAACTACACTCTCGACGGCTCTGCGATGCAGTTCCCTCGCAACGGTGCAATGGACGCTACAAAGGCCGAGATGATCTCCGGCGACTTCTCTCAGCTCGTGTACTCCATCCGCCAGGACATCACCTTCAAGCTCTTCACTGAGGGCGTGGTTCAGAACCCTGACGGCACTATCGCGTACAACCTCATGCAGAATGACATGGTCGCACTCCGCGCTGTGATGAGACTGGGCTGGGAGATCCCGAACCCTATCAACAGCCTCGAGAAGGACAAGGCAAAGCGCTTCCCGTTTGCAGTATTGCAGGCGCAGGCGTAAGCCTCGCAGCATGATGGGAGGTGTAGCTCGTGTATGTAAGCTATGACTTTTACAAGGAGACCCTCGGCGGCATCATCCCCGCCGAGAGCTTCCCGCGTGCTGAGATGCAGGCAGAGGCTCACATCAAGGCGCTCACCTACATCAACGGCGACATCTTCGCAGTGGAGAGTGCCACCATCAAGGTGGCCGTCTGTGCCGCTGCGGAGGTGATCTACCAGCACGAGAAAAACGGCAGCACTGCGGGCATCAAGTCCGAGAGCAACGACGGCTACTCCGTCAGCTTCGTGGCAGAAGCCCAGGACGGCCAGACAGCTGAGGAGGCTCTTCGCAAGAAGGTCTACGAGGCGGTCAGACTGTACCTTCTCCCGACTGGATGGCTCGGCCGGAAGGTCAAAATGGGAGGAGGTGGCTGCGATGATCGCTGCGACTGTGATCACTGTCTTTAATGGCAGAACAGACAAAGCAAACCGGCGCGAGGTCTTCGTGCCGACCAGGATCTTCATGGCTTCCTACATGGAGGCGCGTGGATCCAGCCACTCCAAAGGAGTGAGCGGGGAGGCGATCCAGTTCAAGCTCAGGATCCCGCTGGACGCTCCGGTGCAGGACGACCGCACCTTCGTGAACGAGGCGACCTACAAGGCGCTGAGCGATGAGGAGGCGGCGAACCACTGGACGCTGCGCAAAGGGGACTACATCCTCGTGGCGCACAGCGATCGCGTGCCTGAGACGATAACACAGCCAGAGCTGGACGCTCTTGCGAGAGAGCTCCGGGCTGATCTGATCCGTGTCACTGAGTACGCTGACAACACTGTCAGAGGTACGGACGCGGTGAAGCACTGGCGGATCGGAGGCGCGTGATGTTCAAACAGATCGAGACGCCGAAGGGCTCCTGCATGCAGGACCCGAACGGCAAGGTCGAGCTCAAGTGGAGCCCAAACTTCCCGCAGAGGATGAACGAGGTGCTCAGCAAGAAGCAGGAGATCATCGACAGCGAAGTGCTGCGACTGTGTTCTCCGATGGTGCCACTGCGCACTGGTACGCTGGAGAGATCCGGCACACTGGGCACGGTCATCGGCAGCGGCGAGGTGAAGTACATCGCGCCGTATGCGAAGCAGCAGTACTACAACACCGCACAGACGCGAAGCTATGACGCGAACAGGGGCGGCATGTGGTTCGAGCGTATGAAGACCAAACACAAAGCAACTATTAAGCGGATGCTGGAGGGATAACAATGGCAGCTAATTCAATAATCGAAGCGGTGGCCAAGTTCTTCCAGGACTGCCCGCTACTGGGCGACGGCGTGTTCAGAGTGGACGCGCTGGGCGATGAGCCGCTGGAGTACGTGATCGAGACCGGGATCTTCGACCCGATCATCGAGACATACATCGACGGCAGCTCTGACAGGCGCTACCAGTTCAATTTTGGCAGCCGGGAGTACTACAGCATGGACCGCTTCCAGACAATAGCCAACAGCACCTTCTACGAGAAGTTCGCCGACTGGGTGGAAGCTCAGGATGCTGCTGGCATCTATCCGGACATGCCTCAGGGCATGCACCCGGAGAAGCTGCGCCTCCTCTCGCCTGGCTACATGTTCGACGAGAGCATGAGGAACGCACGCTACCAGATACAATTAGAACTTATTTATCACAAGGAGGCAGAAAGATGAAACTACAGCTTTTTGACGAGAGCCGTGCAGCCCTTCTTCGTAACGCCATCGCCGACTACATGGAAGTCGGTGACACTTACGAGCTCATGGGCACAGGCTTCACATCGTTGAACGAGAGCCCAAACGCTCAGACGGACAGCGAGACCTACATCAATGAGACCACAGCGTCCACTGATGTCACAGGCTACGAGACGGAGTTCTCCTATGAGAGCCGCCTCATCCCTTCCCAGAAGGCGATCTACAGACTCTACAAGCAGGGCCGTGATCATGCCACTGGAGAAGCAGCGAAGAACACCTACGTGCGCGTCGATCTTTTCAACCCGATCGGCACACCTGGAGAAGACAAAGCAGAGTACACTGCCCGCCAGTTCGTAACGGCCAACGAGGTCAGCGACATCGAAGGCGATGGCGGCGAGAAGATCAGCGTCAGCGGAACACTCCACTGCGTTGGTGATCCTGTCCTCGGTAAGTTCGACACCGTGACCAAGACGTTCACGGCCGGAGACTTCAAGGGCAAGTACGACAACTAAGAAGCAACTGCTGGATCCGGTGCGCCTGACAATATAGCAGGAACCGGACAGACGGCAGCATCCCAACAGCGCGGGATGCTGCCGTATTTTTAAGCGCTGACCAAAGGAGAGAACACAATGGAAATTAAAATAAACGGCGTATCACTCGAGGGCGATTTCATGGACGCGGACTTCGCCGGTCCTTATGAAGATGCAACTAGAAAAATGCAGGCCAAGGCACAGGCCAACCAGGGCAAGAAGTACGACCGCTTCGCGGATGGCATCCTCGAGCAGTGTGAAACAATCGACGAGTACTTCAACGACGTCTTCGGTGAAGGCACCGCCGCCAAGGTCTTCGCAGGTGCTGAGCACCATCTCATGATCCACCTCAAAGCGGTGGAGGATCTGACGAACTGGGCGCAGGGTGAGAAGAAGAAGCTCAACGACTTCACGAACAAGTACACCCAGCGGCAGAACGCCGCAACAAGGCGCCAGCAGATCCAGGCTCAGCAGCAGTTCACGGCCGCACAGAACGGCGGCGGAAAGCGTAAGCATTGAACCTACTGATCGACGGACTGCCGGAGACGGTCGAGGTGGCTGGCCAGGAGGTCAGCATCACCACCGACTTCCGCACTGGGATCCTGTTCGAGGAGCTGATGATGGACGACACCATGGACGACATGGAGAAGCTCCGCACAGCTCTCGACCTTTACTTCCCCGGGTACGACTTCTCGCCTGACGTCATCCGCGAAGCCATCGCGGCGCTGCTCTGGTTTTACCGGTGCGGTGCTGAGGCGAAAGAGGACGACGACCAGAAGGCAGGAGGAGCTCCCGCAGAGGATCCGCCCTACAACTACGAGTACGACGCCGACTATATCTATGCCGCGTTCCTGGGATCTTACGAGATCGACCTGGCACGCACTTCACTCCATTGGTGGCAGTTTCGGGCACTGTTCAGAGCACTGCCTGAGGACACGCAGTTCATGAAGATCGTGGGCTACCGCTCCATCGACTCCAAGGCATTGTCGAAGATGTCGAAAGAGCAGCGGCAGCACTACACGAAGATGAAGAAACTGTACGAGATCCCTCAGTCAGCTGACAGACAGCAGCTCGAGAGTGACCTGACTCAATTACTCATGAACGGGGGCAACCCTTCCGCGCTAATGTAAGGAGGTCAAGTCCATGGCATCAGATGGCACCCTAGTATTTGACACCTCGCTCGACACTGATGGCCTACAAAAGGGCACAAGCGGGCTAGGTGACATTGCCAAGAACGCGCTGGGCGTGTTCGCTGGCAATCTTATGACGAAGGCCACGGAGGCAGTCGTCAACCTGGGCAAGGAAGCCCTCAGCTCTGGCATGAGCTTCGAGACTTCCATGCACAAAGTCCAGACACTTTTCACCGGTACGGACGAGCAGTTCTCTGCTCTCAACGACGAGATCCTCAAGATCTCGAGCTCGACCGGTCTCGCAGCTGACGGCCTGGCCGAGGCTGCATACTCAGCAGAGTCGTCCGGTGTGCCGATGGAGCAGCTCGGCGCGATGCTGGAGAGCTCCGCACACCTGGCTGCTGCTGGTTTTACTGACATTGACACAGCTCTGAGCGCAACCGCGAAGACCATGAACGCCTACGGTATGGAGGGCGAGGAGTCCATCGGCAAGGTCCAGAAGGTACTCATGCAGACCCAGAACCTCGGTATCACTACCGTGGATGAGCTGGGTGCATCCCTGGCGCAGGTAACACCTACCGCCGCAGCCTTCGGCGTATCGTTTGAACAGGTCGGCGCGTCCCTGGCAGTCATGACTGCAGCAGGTACTCCAACAGCTCAGGCAACCACCCAGCTCAACAGCTTGATCGCAGAGCTGGGCAAGAACGGCACAGTGGCGTCGAAGAACCTGGCCAAGGCGGCAGAGGGTACGAAGTACGCAGGCATGAGCTTCAACGAGATCATGGACTCCGGTGCAGATCTCAGCGAAGTGCTCGGCATGCTGTCCGACCAAGCCGACAAGGATGGCGTGAGCATGGTCGACATGTTCTCCAGCATCGAGGCAGGCAAGGCGGCGCTGTCAATCTTCTCCGGCGAGGGTGAAACCTTCAAGAGTAACCTGGAGCAGATGGGCACGAGTGCCGACGTCGTGGGCGAGGCCTACGACACAATGAGCGACACGCTCGAACACAAGACAGAACGCATCAAGACATCATTCCAGAACATGGCGATCGGCATCTTCCAGACTGCTGCAGGACCTCTTGCAGATGGAGCCGAGGCAGCTGCCAACGCCCTGGGCCGTATGACGGACGCCTTCAACGATGGCGGCCTCCAAGGCCTGGGCGACGTGATCGTCGACATGATGAACGAAGCAGCGGACACGCTGGCCAACTTCGACTGGGAGGGTGCTGCTGATGCTGTAGTACAGAAGATCACCGACTTCATTGACGGAGACGGTGCGGGCAAGTTCCTGGAGAGTGCGACCAACATCGTGGTCAATCTGGCCGACGGTCTCGGCCGAGCACTGCCGAAGCTGATCCCGGCCGTCGTGAAACTGATCGCGCACATCGTGACGAACCTGATCAAGCAGGCGCCGAAGCTCATCAACGCAGCCTACCAGCTCATCGCCAACCTGGCCGTGGGACTTGTGCAGGCGCTTCCGGACATCGCCGCAGCTATCTGGCAGGTGCTCGGCGCGATTGTAGACGCCATCGCCCAGCTTCCTGGCATCATCGCCGCATACTACGACACACTGCTCACCGGCATCGGTGGCTGGCTCGCAGACATGGGCACGCAGGCAGGCGAGGGCATGGCCGACATGGTCAACACCATCGTCTCGTGGATCAGTCAGCTGCCGGACAAGTTCTGGACATGGCTGACCAACACCGTCACGAAGCTCCTGGCGTGGGGCCAGAACATGGTCACAAACGCAGGCACGGCGATGAGCAACATGCTCAGCACGATCGTGAACTGGGTGAAGCAATTACCTGGCAAGCTGTGGGAGTTCTTCCTGCAGGCATGCTACAAGACAACCTACTGGGGCGTCACCATGGTGCTCCGAGCAGGCGAGGCCATGAGCAACATGCTCAGCAAGGTCATCGAATGGGTCAGCCAACTCCCGGACAAGGTCTGGACGTGGCTGGTTAACACCGTCACCAAGGTCGTGACCTGGGGCGGCAACATGGTCAGCAATGCAAGCACGGCCATGAGTAACATGATCAACGCGATCATCAACTGGGTGAAGCAGCTGCCGGACAAGGTCTGGACATGGCTGACGAATACAGCCCAGAAGGTCGTACAGTTCGGCAACGACTTGAAGACCAAGGGCGCAGCAGCGGCCAAGGGTCTCTTCGACGCAGTCGTCGATGGCGTGAAGTCACTGCCCGAGAAGATGAAGGAGATCGGCTCGAACATCGTCTCCGGTATCTGGGAAGGCATCAGCGGCGGCTGGGACTGGTTGAAGGGTAAGGTCAGCGAAGTCGCTGGCTCTCTGCTCCAAGGAGCAAAGGACGCCCTCGGCATCCACTCACCGTCGAGAGAGTTTGCGAACGAGGTCGGCCGATTTATCCCGCCAGGAATGGCCAAAGGTGTGGACAAGGCTATGCCGTCCGCATTGAAGGACATGAAGGCGCAAGCTGCTGACATGGTGGAAGGCATGAGGGCAGCAGTCACAGCAAACGCTGGCAGCTTCTCAGTGAGAGCTGCGGGAAGCGCTGGAAGACTGGCACTCGCAGGAGGCGGCACGACCGTCTACAACGACTACCACACGGAGCAGGAAAACACCTACAACGTACCGGTGGCAACACCGAGCGAGGTGGCAAAGACACAGCGCGAAGCGTTGAGGAAAATGGTCGGAGGTGTGAAATGACAAAGAACAACCTAACAATCGAGCTAGACTGCAACGGCAGGAAGCTGATCATGGGGCCAGGCCAAGACATGGACATCACAGCCGTGTCCGGCCTGGAGTCTTCTGACATCGAGATCAGCACCTCGGACAACGCGTTGATCGACGGCGCGAGCGTGGACGGCAAGAAGATCAAGCCGAGAAACATCCACATCGAGGCCAGCTTCCGCAGCAGTCGCAACAACCCGGAGAACCGGGCCAACATTATCAAATTTTTTAACCCGAAGTACACAGGCAAGGCGCTCATCACCTGCATGGGCGTCAGCCGCAACATCGAGTACGAGCTGGAGGGCTGGACGTTCAAGAAGCAGGCCAACCTGGACGCCAAGATGGGCGTCGTGGTCGATCTGATCTGCCCGGATCCGTACATGCTCAACGTCGACAACTTCGGCAAGAACATGGCCAACATCACGAAGCTGTTCGCCTTCCCCTGGTGCATTACACGCGCAAGGGTGAAGAACAAGCTGGACTACCCAGCACAGGCCAGGGGGATGCTCCTGGGCTCCATGACGATGGGCTACAGAACGCTGCACAAGGAAGTAGTGCTCGCCAACGATGGCGACGTGCCGACAGGCGTGCAGATCCAGTTCGTCGCTACTAGGGGGCCAGTCACCAACCCGAAGATCACGGACGTCGTGACCGGCCAGTTCATGAGGGTCAACGTGGCCATGCAGAAGGGCGACGTGCTCCTGATCGACACGAACGACCGCCACCAGGTCATCACCCTCAACGGCGTGAACTACTACCAGCACATCGACCGCAAGAGCGAGCCGTTCAAGCTGGAGGTGGGCGACAACTATCTGGAGTACGATGCAGACGAGAACTACACCAACCTGGACGTCAACCTCTTCTACACGCCGAAGTATCTGGGGGTGTAGCCTATGAAACTAATCGTATTAGACAAAAAATTCGACACGCTGGGAGCGATCAGCATGTTCAACACGCTGATCTGGACGCCGCGCTACTACGCGACCGGAGTCTTCGAGCTCCACGTGCCTGCTGATCTGTTTGAGCTTCTCAACACTGGCAAGTACCTCTACAGAAACGACAGCCAACTGCTGGGCGTGATCCGCGAGGTCAACTTCGCCAAGGACAACAAGGGCGCCCGGGCGGCCTACTGCAAGGGCTACTTCGCGGAGGATCTCCTCAACGCGAGAGTCATCGACACGCAGCAGAGCATCACAGGCAAGCCCGAGGCGATCGGCAGGACACTGGTGAGCCGCTACTTCATCAACCCCAGCGACAAGAACAGACGCATCAGCAACATCAAGCTGGGCGCCGCCAAGAACCTGGGCGAGAGCGTCACGGTCACAGTGACCGGCGACAATGTGGGCGACAAGCTCTTCGAGATCGAGAAGACTCAGGAGATGAGCCACCGCCTCGTCTATGACTATCTGACCAACGACCTCACCTTCGAGGTGTGGAAGGGTAAGGACAGAACCGACGCCCAGACGGAGAACTCCTGGGCAATCTTCTCCGACAGCTTCTATAACGTGAAGAACGCCCAGTACAACAGGGACGACTCCTCATTCAAGAACTTCGCCTACGTGGCGGGGGAAGGAGAAGGCAGTGCCAGGGTGATCGTCACCGTGGACTTGAGGGCAAGCAGCTCGGAGGAGCGCCGCGAGCTATACGTGGACGCCCGAGACTTGCAGAGCACCTACACGGACGACGCCGGAAACGAGCACACCTACAGCGCGAGCCAGTACCGCCAGATGCTTCGGCAGCGTGGCCTGGAGAAGCTCGCAGAGTATGAGGTGCTGGAAGTGGTCAACAGTGACGTGGATCCAAACGCCAACCTAGTCTATGGCGTGGACTTCGATCTCGGCGACCTCTGCACCTACCGCTACACGGACGTCAACATCGAGTGCACCAAGCGCATCACGGAGATCCAGGAGGTCTTCGAGGGCAGCAAGCACACGCTCAGCGTGGTCTTCGGTGCTGAGGGTGCGACGTCTATCACCAAGCTGATCAAAAGGGAGGTAACGTAAAAATGAGATACGCTTATTTTGACTCAGAGATCACAGGCGTCGACGAGGAGGGCATGCCCATCTTCGACCGCGCTGAGAACTCTGAGATGTTCGCCCTGATCTTCGCCAAACTGATCACCAACGGCGTGCTGGCTCAACCAGCTGACTGCTTCCAGGTGCTCGCAGCATCTGGCTCCGGTCTGACCGTAGAGGTGCAGCCTGGCTTCGGCATGATCAACGGCCGCTTCGCCTATGAGGTGGCCAAGACCACGCTGACGCTGGAAGCTGCGCCGACACAGTACAGCCGCATCGACCGCGTCGTGCTCCGCTGCAATTACCTGGAGCGCCTCATCGAGATCATCGTGAAGACAGGCACACCGGCGTCATCGCCTCAGGCTCCTGCACTCTTGCAGCCTGCCAGCGGTGACTACTACGAGCTGGGACTGGCCACCATCCAAGTGGCTGCCAACCAGACAGCGCTCACCCAGAGCGCCATCACAGACACCAGAGCAGACAGCTCCGTCTGCGGCTACGTGACGCAGCTCATCGACCACCTCGACACGAAGGTCTTCTTCGCACAGTTCAACCAGTTCTACGCTGAGTTCGTGGAGAAGAGCAACCAGAGCTACGACAAGTTCAACGAGATGGCAGAGACGGCCTTCAACAATTACACAAACGCCATCGACGACTACATCGCCGGGCTGGAGCAGAAGGGCAACACAGACCTGACGGCCATCGTGGAGAGCATGAAGGAGTTCCAACGCCAGCAGCAGAACGCCTTCAACGAGTGGTTCGCTGATGTGAAGGGGCAGCTCAGCGATGACGCAGCTGGCAAGCTACAGAACGAAGCCGACGACCACGAGGCAAGGCTCTCAGCTCTGGAGCACATGTTCATCAAGAACCAGTTCAACGCTCCGATCGCGCTCGACAGCGACGACGTCGTCCTTGTGGATGATGACGACAACGCGATCCAGGCCGACTGGAAATATAAAGAACTATAAGGAGGAACACTATGGCACAACCAATCAATGGCACGAGACGTATCGACGAGCTCGCCAACACCATCGCCGGATCCGGAGACAATGACCTCTTGATCATCCGCCTCGCTGACGGTACCGGCACCAAGAACATCAAGATGGCAGACCTCAGGAAGCTCCTGGTCGGGGACTATGAAGGCCTCGAGACAGAAGACAAGACTGGGCTGATCGCAGCGATCAACGAAGTCCTGGGCGACGTCAACACACAGGCCGGAGATCTCAAAAAGCTCGACGACCGCACTGATGTCCTAAACTACAGCGGCGCAGGCCTCAAGAACTGCCTCTGGCGTGGCAAGTACCTGGGCGACAAGCTCACAGCTGCACAGTCCGCAGCGATCCGCGACGGATCCTTCAAGGATCTCTGGCTCGGTGACTACTGGACGATCGGCGGCGTGAACTACCGCATCATGGACTTCGACTACTGGTACCAGTCCGGCGACACCGCCTGCACGACTCACCACGTGGTAGTAGTTCCCGACACGGTACTCTACAACGCACAGATGAACACGACCAACGTGACGACCGGAGGCTACAACGGCAGCGCAATGAGAACCAGCAACCTCAACAGCGCGAAGACGACCATCAAGAACGCCTTCGGTGCTTCCCACATCCTCAGCCACCGCGAACTGCTCACGAACGCAGTCAGCAACGGCAGCAGCTCCGGCTGGGCGTGGTTCGACGCAGATATCGAGCTCATGAGTGAACACATGGTCTACGGCGCAAGAGCATGGGGCGGCGGCGCTCATGTCGGCTATGACGTCGGCAACGCAAAGAGCCAGCTCTCTGGCTTCAAGGCACGCGGCGACATGGAGCACACACGCTCGGGCTGGTACTGGCTCCGCGACGTTT